TGTACCCCAGGGTGGGCTTCCTGGGGCGTTTCGGCTGGGGCGGTTCCGACTTCACGGGATCTCTCCAAAACACCCACGCGGCAACCCGCATGAGCCCTAGGAAAAAGTTAGGCGTGGCAAACACGGTCGGTGGTTCAGTCGTATTGAACGATGCGGTCGGATTTCCCGCGATTGCAGTCTGAGCAGAGAGTGCGCAGGTTACTTGGATCGTTACTGCCGCCTTTAGAAATCGGGATTGTATGGTCTACTTCCAGCAAGGCTCCATCTGCTGGAGAAGCACCGCAATCGAGGCACTTAAACCCGTCACGTTCGAGGATCTGATGACGTACACGCGCAGATACATTACGTTTTACTTGAAGCCGTTTGTAGTATTTTGCTGCTATCTTTGCGCCCTTAAATTCAGCATTAACGGCCCTCAAGCTAATACCTGACTGCTTACAAATGTCCTCAAAAGCCTGGCACAGGAAGTAAACGCAGCCGTCGCCGTATAACCTTGTATTCTTGGCTGACATATGGGCAACCCATTCGTAAACATCCCCTGTATTATTTACGTTCGCCAGATCTATGTCGTAATCCATAGCTTCGTGGTACAAAGAATAATAAATTTTGCCTTCATATTCAGTAACCTCGAATGACCAAGGTCCCCAAGTTTTATTTATGTTGTCTGGTGTTTTTACGTGTGTTTGGGGTAAGTCAGCAAGCGATATGGGTTTTGTGTACTCCAAGTCGTACTTGGCTTGTTCGGCCTTTACAACTTCCGTGTAAGGGTTTTTGAAGGACATAAGATCTTCGGAGCAAGCTCCGGACGTAGGTGGACGGGGCTATGCGGCCGCTGGGGCGGCGACGCATTGGGAGGGGTGGCTGCCCCTCCCTTTGCCGTGCGTGGAGTTTAGTTCCAGAGATCAGCTGCTTCGCGCATCAGGCGGTCCAACTCCTCCTGTGTGCGCTCCTCGCGCGTGAATATCCCGCCGGAAGCTTGTCCGATCTGCTCAGACCCCTTGCCCTGGAATTGATCTGCAGGAATGACCTGTCCGTTTTTGTCCGAAGTTGTCCGTTTTTTGTCCTTTTTGTCCGTTGTGTCCGTTTCCGACGAAAAAACGGACAGGTTTTGGACAGATCCGGACAAATCCGGACAACCCGATTCGTCAGATCCAGCTCCAGCACAGTCTTCTTCCTCGTTTAGGACAGGTTTAGGTCCGACCCCCCTGCGCGCGGAGACTGCTTGGAACGTCCGATAGCTGGCTTTGCCCTGGGACGTAACCAGCCCCCGGTCAACCAGCCTCTCCAGCGCCTTACGGATCCCCTCAACGCTGCCACCTACGAGCGGGTCGGCGTTCAGCTCCTTTCGTGTCATCGCCTCTCCGCGTGTACGAAGGCGCTGGAGCACCCGATCCACTACGGAAGCCGGTGAGCCCTCCTCCACGCCCTCTGCAGGCAGGTCCTTCAGCTCAAAGGTCAGGTCAGCCTGCTGGCGCAGCACCAGCTGCTTGCCTTCGTTGCCCTCACGGCTCTTGTTGATCGTGATAAGCCGCGCAGAGGCCCCTACACGCTCCTTCTCGCCTTTGTCAGGCCGCCGGATAGCCCAAGACTCATCCACACCGTCTTCGAGTGCTGTAGTGCCCCTGAAGCCGCCCTCCTTGTTGGCGTGGTGGATGAAAACGATGGTGGTCGCTGGGAAGCTCTCGCCGTTCTCCGAGCTGTACCAGTACAAGGGCTCGGCGTATTCCGCCTTGTTCTGATCAAAGGCGCAACCGCGCATACAGGCGGTCACGGAATCCCACACCACGAGCTTGGGACGATGCTCCTCGATCTGTTGGATGAACCAGGGGTACCAGAGCATTGAGACCTTGTTCCGCACGATCACCGGATCGTCCGCAGTGAAATCCAAGTCCTTGAATTGCTTGCGAATTCGCCGGCTGTTTTGGTCGCCGTTCAACCAAAGCACCGTGCCCTGTTCAACTGGCACTTCCTGCCCTTGAACTGAGAACGGAATCCCACGAGCGATGTGTTTTGCCAGCGTCAGCACCGCCATCGTCTTGCCGCAACCGCCACGCCCGTGCATCAGCACAGTCCCAGGCTTCGGCAGCAAATCCGGAATCAGGTATTCGATGGGCGTTTCCTCCGCAGCAAAAATTTCTTGGAGCGATCCTCCATGTGACCCACGGCGAAACTCCTGATCTGCAATCAGCAGCCGAACAACAGCCGCCGCATCCCGATAACCAGCTTCTAAGGCAAGTTCGTGGAGCTTGTGCTGCACTTCCGACGGGTTAGGCAGCTTCATTGCTGCTTCACCGCGCCTAACAATTTCCTCGTGAGGAAGTCCTGTAGTACGGAACCGCTGAACCCGATCCTGCTCAGCGTCAGTAACAATCCGCCGCAGATCCTCCGAAAGCCACATACGGCCCGGAAGCTGCTGGTCCGCCATCCAGAAGAGCGTTCCAAGGCTGACCGGCCCCTTCCGAAAGGACTTCCAGACCTCCTCGCAAGGATTGCCGTCTGCCCAATCCTGTGAAAATTCAGGGTCTTCCGCCGACCACGCGGACCAAAGCGTCAAACCAAGGTCAGTCGGCAACTCCGAGTGGATCGCCATCCCCACCTTGACCCAGTGATCCCGGCTGCCATTGCCCTGCCCCGGAATCACCATCAGCGCGGACTGGATGATCTCAGCCACCTCAGCCGGATCCCGATCCGAGAAATCCAGCGCCTTGCGGTTTTTGATGAACCCGCCGTCCTGGATCTCCTTACCGGCGTGATCCCGCATCTCTGCCAGCAACCACTCAGGGGCGTCAGGAATCGCCTCCAGGTCGCCTTCAAAGCCGTACTGCCCTTCTGGTGCCTTCCCATCACTGGAGCCCGGATACGCCCCGTAGATGACGCCCTGACGGCCCCAGAGCACCTCATAACCAGCGCCGGTATCCGACAGCCCAAAACCCTTCACCGAGCCCCACAGGGCCTCAGGAACGCGGAAGAGGTACTTCGCCGCGTTCGCCTTGGTCGACGTAACGACTGGAGCACCCTCCAGCGAGTCCCCCCACTTCTTTTTGAGACGGCTGAGATTCCGATCCACGTCGAGAATCACGAGTCCCATGCTGCGACCGCCTGTAAAGACACCCACCGCTTGGAACACATCCGGCTTCCGCTCGATCTGCAGCGCCACATCCGACGGCGCCATCACCTGATGGTGACTGCGCTCTAGCGGCGTCTTGCCCTTCGAGATTTTCCCGGACTGGATCGCCTGATCCTTGGCGTAGATCGGCGCATACGCCAGTCCAACAGGCAGCTGGCGCACAAAAGCCAGCAGGTCCTGCGTCTTACTTTGCGACATGTTAGAGTCTCACATGAGAATGGAATCCACGCCCCCGCAGCTCAGCTGTAGGGGCGTTTTTTCATGGTAGCCAAGGGGTCAAGCAGGTGTTACTGTGTAAGGCGTTGGCACTCCTGCCGACCACACCAAACACCTAAACCATGGCCTTTCTTTCAAAATCCGCATCAGCAAACGTCAACGGCGGCAACAGCGGTGGCGGCTACCTCAGCCTCAGCAAACTCCCCGATGGTGGCTCCGTCCGCTTCGCCCTACTCACTGACGAACCTCTGGAGGGATGGGAGTGCTGGGGCCAAGCAAACGGCACCAACAAGCCTTTCCGCTGGGATTTCGAGCCAACCTATGAAGACGTGGTTGCCGAAATGGGCGAGTTCGAGCCACGCGAAGGACGCGGCGGCCCCGGCACCGCAGATCTGAAGTTCTTCGTGGCACTTCCCGTATACGTGTACGACGCCGGAAAAGTTCAAGTCCTGCAAATCACCCAAAAGTCGATCCTGAAAGAGATCGACGCCATCAGCCAATTAGAGGATTACGCAGATTTGCTGGAGTGGGACTTCACCATCAGCAAGAAAGGCTCTGGGCTAACCACCGAGTACGCCGTACGTCCTGTACCCCGCAAAAAAGGGAGCCAAGAGCACATTGATTCCGCATGGATTGAATCCAAAGCTGAAGGCTTCGATATCTCGCGCTTGCTCACAGGTGGAAACCCGTTTAAGCCTGCCTGATAGGTAAAATGGTGGGGCAGCGGTGCTTCCAACACCCTGCCCCCGACCACCTACCTGCAATAGGCGATGGCACGAGCATACAGGTCCCTTCCCTCCACGGCGGAGTTATGGGAGCTGTTTTCGTTTAACCCTCTCACCGGAGAGCTTTTCTGGCGTGTTCGCCGTAGCTCTCAAACACGCTTGGATGTACCTGCTGGTTTTGTAGACGCCTACGGCTACAGGTCTATCAAGCTCGGTAATTTTCAGTTGAGAGCCCATCGCCTTGTGTGGGCATGGGTCACAGGCGCCGATCCAGGTGCTGTGCAGATTGACCACAAAGACCAGAACAAGGCAAACAACCGCATTTGGAACCTACGGCTATGTAGTGATGTACAAAACCGCGCCAACATTCTTGGGATGAAAGGTTGGTGCAAGGCAAACGGGCGTTTCAAGGCTCGCCTTATAACCCAAGGGAAGGCTGTTTACCTTGGCACGTATGACACGCCTGAAGAGGCTCATGCCGCATACCTAAAAGCTAGGAGGCGCTTGCACGGCGATTTCGCGGCTTGACACTTGTACTAGAATCCAGAAGGGAAGTAGTACCTTCAATGCCTAATACACAAGACACACTTGCTGGATTAAGGCGTTGGAAGCTGGAACGTGACGACGAATCCGACCCCGGCGGCAGAATCTACCGGGACATTAACAGTAACGTGTATCACAGTGTAACTAGAATACTAAAAGAGACAAGCGACACCTCCGGACTGGAACGCTGGGCCGCCCGCCTCGGCGAAGTAGAAGCTACCTGCCAGCGCAATGTTGCAGCAAACAGAGGCAACATGACACACAATCAAGCAGAGTATCTATTAAAAACCTCAATGCAATTAGCCCGTTCAACAGCAAACAAACGCAACTCTATTCGCTGGGACGAACAAGGCCTGGCGCGTATTCCCGTCCCCATCACCCAATGGGCACTCAAAAGGGTACGCCCCAATGTTCCCCCCGTAGGATTCAGCGCAAAAGGTTACGCTCGATCACTATCTGACTGGATCGCCGATAACGTAACCGAGATATTTGCGAGCGAGTTTAGTATTCACCACCCTGCAGGATTTGCTGGAACAGCAGACGCGCTGCTCACCTTAAAAGGTAAACAAGGCATTCATGTTGTCGACTGGAAAACTAGCGTGGGACGTAAAACCGACCGCGACGACAGGCTTCCTAGCGGTCATAGCTACATCGACCAGTGTGGAGCGTATTCACTGGGACTCAAACATTTAACAGGCTTAAAAGCATCCGGCGCCGTGATTGTACTGGCACGTCGCTGTGGCACCCCCAACGTCCATTACATGGATGCAGCGGAACTGGAACAGGCAGAAAAGTCATTCATGGAACGCTGCCACAGATACTTCGATGCCATTCAAGTCTTGGCCTAACGGCCTCGACGAAAACCCATTCATGACTGGAACGCCATTCATGTATTGTTTCGGCCATTCATAATGCCAATACTTGGTATTTATTGGCGATCCTGCTAATACTTCCTCCCATGCTGGGAGTTCCATTGGAACTTGCCTGGCACTCAGCCCTGGGGGGGGTCTTGGGGTGCGTCTCATGAGTCTCACTGAGAAGGGGAATGAGAATCATTCTCAAGCCAAGGCAAAAGGAACGGCTCCCGTGGTGGGAGCCGGATTGGAGCATCAATGGATGGTGACGGTAGCAGTCCCGTTGATTGGAACACCCAGCCTGTAGGCAGCACCGGCAGATAGGTCAACGGATCCGCACTCACACCTATCGGTGACTGGTACTGTCAACACTTTCCCTTGGTGTTGGATCCGTAGGCGAGTCCCGCACCGCAGAAAGGGATGCGCCGCGCTGATTCCCCAGTGCTGGTACGTTTGTCCACAAGCTGTCGTACGACCGTGATACCAAGGGTGATACACAGTCGCCGTAACTTGCCTGGCATTGGCTGGGGCATTGGTGGCCGCCAGCAACCACAAAAAGGCAAGCCGTCTCATGCTGGCACCTTGCGCGAGGGCTGAGCTTTGCCGGCGTCTGATCGGGTTTTGCGTGGGGCTCCCGGTGCTGCCTTGGCCCTGGTGGCTGGCGCCTTAGGTGGCTCCGGTGTGCGCGGAAAAAGTCCCGTAGCTTGTGGAAAAAGTTCTGCCGGGATATCGGCCCCACCGTTAAGGCGCTGACAGTCTCGCCAGTACGGCACAAGCTCCCGCCATAGCTGGAGCGGGCCTTCTTTGCCGTGGGCTGCCTGCAGAGCCAGCAAATCAGCCCAGTCCGTAGCCTCAATGCTGGAACGTTCCACCGCCCAACGCAGGTCGCGCAGGTGACGCTTCTCAAGGCGCAACTGTTCGCGCTCAGCCTCCCTGGCGTCTTTACGGTCTCGCTGACTGGTGAACATAGGCTAGGTGTGCCGTACCCTGCGACATTAGCGCAAGGGTCAACCCTTGCCAGCTGGCTCTGATGTAGTATTGTGGGGAAGTAACCAAGGCACACCCTGCCATGCAAACCACCACACCCAAAGCCAGCCCTGTTCTCCTGGAGCGTATTGACCGTCTTGCCGGATGCTCGGGGCATTGGCTGCTGATTCGAGACGGTGAGCCAGAGCGCGACGGTTTCGGCGCCTGGCACCAAACCCCGGAGCGCCACCTAGAGACCTGCCTAGCTGAGCGCTGGCGCGATGTCTCCCTGGGTTTCGTTCCTTCCTATTGCGGCTGGAGTGATTACGCGAGCACCGGGCTAGTGGGCAAGGCTAATTTCAACGTCTTGACCGATCCCGCCAGCACACCCGACCCACTAGGTGGAATTCTTACCGTTGGTTACGGCTGGAACGGGTCCGGCGTTGTGTTGGATCTGCTGCGGGTTCCGGCGAACGTGATCGAGACCGTAGAAGCGCTGGAGTCCTACCCGCTGATCTCTGAAGACGAACACTCCATGTTGGAGCTGGAAGAGATTGACCGGGCCTGGCAAGACTGCTACGCGTCAGACTGGCGCGACGCAATCCGTGATCAGCTGGCTGCCTACTGCCCCGAAACGGTGCTGGATCAAAACCAGTACGGTCTGAGCACCGCCAAGTTCTGGGCTGATGACCAGCTGGACTCGCTTCCCGATGATCAGCTGGAGCGCGATCTGCTGGAGCTTTTCAACGCTTGCCGCGAAATGGCCGGCGAGGAATGGGAAGCGCAGGACCTGAGCACAGGCGCCTACATCAGACTGGAGCGGATCGCCGCAGGAATCGACCGCCTGGATCTCGTGGGGCTAACCGGCCTGGCACTGCTACCACTCGATCAAGAATGGCGCCGGGAGTCCTATCCGTGGCCGGACGGCTCCCGCGACGCACTGGCGCCGGCCTTGGCTTGACGCCGGGCCAGATCCGGTTCTACACTCTCACACGAGACCCCACCCATAGGCTCACACCATGATCACAACCACAGAAACCCACGCTGCCGCTAACGCCGCTGCATGGTGCGAAACCATCCTGTCCCAGCTGGATCGCCTTAAGGCTGCCTGCCGCGAATCGGACGACGCGTATGAGGCTATCCGGCAAGAGATCCAAGAATCACCGCTAAGCCTCTCAGTGCGCAGCCACTGGGTCGACTTGGGCGAACCGCTTAAGCCTGCTCAGTTTTGCATCCTGTTGAGCACCGGAGGGCCTGGCCTACGTATTGTCGGCGGACTGGGGCGGTTCAACTGTCCGGAGGATGCCCGTATGGAGTATCAGGATTGGGGCACCCCGTGGACTGAGTACCGCGCTATCGGTTCTGTGGTGTTGGATTCTTGGGCGGCGCAGTTCTGGTGGGGTGACTGATTCCGTTACCTACCGATCAACAGCCCGGCCTTAGTGCCGGGCTTTTTTATTGTTGCGCAGTGGTGGCGCTAGTATTGAACCAAACGGCCAGGGAATCTAACAATGTCGGACAATCCGGAAGCTAACAGCGAAGCGCCGGAAGTATCGGCGGAAAGTGAAAAGAAGTACTCACGACCGTTCGGTAAGCGTAACCCGAATGCTGTTATAGAAGAGCGCCGGAAGCGGCTTTATAAGCGGCAGCTGACTGGCTTACCCGTTCGCCAGTTGGTACTAGATCATGCTGATCGTGAAGGTATTGGTGAAGTTACAGCTTGGAGAGATTGGGATGAAGTGAAAAGGTGGAATGAGGAGGATTGGAGCAAGGATCGCGAGAGCATAGTTTCACGTTTGCAGGCTATGCGCATGAGAGCAATCGACGCTGCTATCCGTAAGGGGCAGATAGGCTCCGCCCAACTCCTCATGCGGGACCTTGGCGCAGTGGTTGGTGAGGTCGCACCGGAAGCGCAGGCAGCAGCTGCCCCTACGCTCAACATCACGGTTGAAGACAAGCGGCAGGGTTAGGCAGCTGCCCATCCCGTGATACAATACGGGGAAGTCCCACCAAGACTCCCCATGAACAACCGCCTTCTCACCCTGGCCGCTCTGCTCACCGCTTGCGGTGTGCTCGCCATGGGTGCCGACAATGCAAACCAGCTGGCACGCTGTGAGTCTGCCGGTCGATCGGCTGCTGAGTGCCGGCTCGTGGTGCTCGGTCGCTGAGATTGTTACAATGTATGAACCGACCTCTCGCACCTCGCGGCTGGGTCGGTTCTGCGGTTATACTGTAGGAGTCAACAACGCACACCAAGCAATGACTGCCACCAAGCGCCTGTTCCAGCTGATCATCACCCGCACCGATCGCGCCGCGCTTCCTTCCGGTGCTGCTATCGGATTCTCCACTACTGTTTTTGCTGACAACCTGGAGCACGCCGAACAGCAAGCGGCTCAGCTTGTTGCACGCTCCCGCGACGCTGCCCTTCTTTTTGTTGAGCGCGTCGAAGACGTCACCCCCTGACCCGCGCGGTTAATACCGCAGCTGCCCCGGGACTGAGAATCATTCTCACCCGGGGTAAGGTTCGAGTTTGGCGGAAGCTGGGCGCGGCCCAGGGAACCTACTGACATATTCTCAATTTCTTCTTCTGTACTACACCGGGGCAGGGGTTCGATTCCTGTAATACCCTAGAAAGTACCCTCCTACATAAAAATGCCCGATTCTGCTGGAGCACTCACCCTTCGCTACGCGCAAGGCGAAGTATTTTCCAGCCGAAAACGCTTCAGAGTGCTGGTAGCTGGCCGAAGGTTCGGCAAAAGTTATCTGTCATGTATCGAGTTATTGCGTGGGGCGATCGAAAGGCCGGGCGAAACTTTTTTCTATGCCGCGCCTACGTACCGGATGGCGAAAGACATTGCCTGGAAGGTAATGAAACGCCTCGTCCCGAAAGCTTGGATCAAAGCAAAGAACGAGACCGACCTCAAGATCGAGCTAGTGAACGGCTCGACCATCGAACTGAAGGGCACTGAAAACGCAATGGCCCTCCGAGGCCGCAGCTTGGCTGGCGTGGTGCTGGACGAAGCGGCCTTTATGGACGCCGAGGTCTGGTTCGAGGTAATCCGCCCCGCCCTTGCGGACAAACAAGGCTGGGCACTATTCATCTCCACCCCGGATGGCACCGCCAGCTGGTTTTACGACCTCTGGTGCTATTGCGAGGAAGGCGATAAGGACTGGCAGCGGTGGCAATTCACCACGATTGACGGCGATAACGTCCCACCGGAAGAAATCGAAGCCGCCCGCGCCCAACTCGACCCCCGCACCTTCCGCCAAGAATTCGAAGCCAGCTTCGAAAACCTCAGTGGCCTTGTCGCCATTAGCTTCTCGGACGACAACATCGACAAGACAGTTCAAGATCTCGCCGTGCTACCCCTGCTGATTGGGGTGGACTTCAACGTGGACCCAATGAGCGCGGTCTGCGCAGTCAAAAAAGGCGACGTCTTGTGGGTCTTCGACGAAATCATCATGACCGGCGGCGCCACCACTTGGGATCTCTGCGAAGAAATCCAATCCCGCTACGGCGTGGAGCGCCGAATTATCGCCTGCCCTGACCCCACAGGCGGCGCCCGCAAAACCAGCGGCGTTGGCGCCACCGACCACAACATCCTCCGCAAAAGCGGCTTCACGGTCTCTAGCCCCCGCAACCCCTGGAAAATCCGCGACAAAATCACCTGCGTCAACACCGCCCTCCTCGACGCATCTGGAACCCGCCGCCTCTTCATCCACCCCAAGTGCAAAGAACTGATCAAATCCCTCCGCACCCTCACCTACGCCCCTGGAACGGGCCTCCCCAACAAAAACCTTGGCGTAGACCACGCCTTTGACGCCCTGGGCTACCTATGCCTCCAAACCTTCAACCTTGCCAAACCAGAGAACCTGGGCAAGACCAACTATCGTGTGTGGTAACAGCGGTAATTTTGTGGCTAAAAAACCAACTAAAGCCCAAAAGAAGGTCGCCAAGGTCATGCGTGAGTACGGCAAAGGCGAACTGCACTCGGGCAGCAAAAAAGGTCCCGTGGTGAAGTCCCGCAAGCAGGCAATCGCCATCGCCATGAGCGAAGCCGGCATGGCAAAACCCAAGAAAACCACCAAAAAAGGTAAGAAATAATGGCAAAACGCGGCCTCTACAGCAACATCGCTGCAAAACGCAAGCGCATCGCCGCCGGCAGCGGCGAAAAGATGCGCAAACCTGGCACAAAGGGTGCCCCCACCGCCGCTGCCTTCAAAGCAGCCGCCAAAACCGCCAAAAAACCCAAGAAATAGCCTCATTTTCTTTATACCGAGGCCGCCGATGTACCTACGTCACACCAGCTCCGTCACCACTCCCTACCCCTTCGGCACCTCAGCAGGCGGCGCCGCAGCCTCTGCTGGAGCAACCGACGCCTTCGGCCGTGTCCGTACATCTAACCCACTCACCCTTTTCGACTCCAGCCACCGTTACCACGACAACGGACTTTGGGCCACCTCTACCGCCACGGGCGGAACATCTACGTTTGACGCCAACGCCGGCCTCGTCAATCTTGCCGTAACCACTGCCTCCGGCTCTTCAGTCATCCGCGAAACCACCAAATGCTTCTCTTACCAGCCAGGAAAATCCCTGCTGGTCATGTCCACTTTTACGCTGAACCCCGCCAAAACCGGCCTCCGCCAGCGCATCGGCTACTACGGCGCCGCCAACGGCATGTACGTCGAGCTAAACAACACCACCCTTTCCTTCGTCGAACGCAGTTCTTCCACCGGATCCCTAGTCGAAACCCGCGTCGCCCAATCCGACTGGAACATCGACCCCCTCAACGGCACCGGCCCCTCCAACCTCACCCTCGACCTCACCAAATCCCAAATCCTGTGGATGGACATCGAGTGGCTAGGACTCGGCACCGTCCGCCTAGGTTTTGTTATTAACGGCAAATTTATCCACTGTCATTCCTTCCACCACGCCAATATCATTACCTCCACCTATATCACCACCGCTTCCCTCCCCCTCCGTTACGAGATCACCAACACCGCCGCTACCGCCAGCGCCAGCACCCTCAAACAGGTTTGCTCCACGGTCCTTTCTGAAGGCGGTTACGAACTACGCGGCCTCCAACAAGCCATCGGAACCGCAATCACTGCCCCTTACGCTCTAACTACTGCTGGCACTTACTACCCGGTTATTTCCCTACGCCTTAAGGCAGCCGCACTAGACGCAATCGTCATTCTTACCGCTTTATCTATTCTTGGCGCCACAGCCAACGCCAACTACAACTGGCGCGTGATTGCATCCGGTACAACTACCGGCGGCACCTGGACAAGCGCCGGAAGCGAATCCAGCGTCGAGTACAACCTCACTGGAACTGCCACCACCGGAGGCCGTGTCTTAGCCCAGGGCTACTTCAGTTCCACCAACCAAAGCACCGCATCCGTAGACATCCTAAAAGAAGCCCTGTTCAAATTCCAGCTGGAACGCGACGGCCTTACTGCAACCCCTTACGAACTAAGTCTTGTTGTTACAGCAAGCGTGTCAACGTCTAACGTACATGCATCAATGGACTGGGAGGAAATCAGCCGCTAATGGCCATCCAAACAGTGAACGGAGGCTGTATTCACATCGAAATCGATGCTGAAGACGGCCTCACCCACGCCACATTCGTCTTCAAATCACCCCAAAACCCCGAAATCCTCGGCGGTTTTGTCACCATGCTGGCCCAAGGCGTCGAAGTACTGGTGCCTATCACCGACCCCGACGACGAGGAAGACGACGATGATTGATGCCAAAATAAGTACAAAGTAGGAGCCTAGCCGTGGTCTACAGCGCCAACATCCCCCCAACTGGAGCTGTAGTCAGCGAATCCCCGTTTGTCCGCAGCCTCGAAGTCATCGGCATGATGCCGGACTGGAGCGTCATGGCTGCCGTCACCCGAGGCACGAACTACCTGCGGGACATGAGCGAGACTTATCTCCCTCAGGAACCGCGTGAAGACGACGACGCTTACCAAACCCGCGTCGACCGCAGCGTCCTCAGCCCCTACACCAGCCGCCTGATCGAGACCGCTGCTGGCGCCATCCTCCGCAAGCCCATCCACATCGAGGGCGACCCCTACTGGCTGGAGCTGGCACAAAACATCGACGGCCTCGGCTCGAACATCAACGAATACGCCCGCCGCGCCTTGGTAAGCAGTCTTACCTACGGCCACAGCGCCATTTTGGTGGACTACCCAGCAGCGACGGAAGCCCGCAACTTGGCCGAAGAACGCGCCATGGGCCGCCGCCCCTACTTCGTCCACGTCGACGCCCCCCAGATCTGGGGCTGGCGCAAGGAACCCGGCACCAACCGCCTACTGCAAGTCCGCATCCACGACTACGACGTCCGCCCCCTCAACGAATTCGGCGAAGAACAAGTCGAGGAGATGCGCGTCATCTACCCAGGCCGCTACGACCTGTACACCCTCGGCCAAGAACTCGTGGAGTTCACCGCCACGGGCGGCTACAGCCTCGACGAAATCCCACTGGTCCCGATCTACAGCAACCGCCGCGGCCTGCTGGTATCCCAGCCTCCACTGCTGGACATTGCCAACATCAATATCACGCACTACCAACGCCAAGCCGACCTTATCCACGCCCTCCACATTGCCGCCATGCCCACCCTCGTCCTAGAGGGCTGGGACGACACCACCGGCTCCGCAACGATGGGCGTGAACTACGCCATCGCCATGCAACCGGGCAACAAGGCGTACTACGTGCAGGCCGACGCCACCAGCTTCGACGCGCAAATGGCCGAACTGGAATCACTGGCATCCCAAATGTCCACACTGGGCGTCACCAAACTCTTCGGCCAAAAATTCGTCGCCGAGTCCGCCGAGGCCAAGCGCATCGACCAAGCCCAATCCAACAGCGTGCTTTCGATCATCAGCCAAGAACTGGAAAGCGCCCTCAACCAAGCCTTCGCCTTCGCGGCCCAGTACGTGGGCATGGAACCACCCGAAATAACGATTGACCGCGACTTTGACTACTACCGCCTGATCGGCCAAGACGTCTCCGTACTGGCCCAACTGAACCAGATGGGTAAAATCAGCGACGCCATGCTGCTGGAAGTGCTGCGTCGCGGCGAAGTCCTGCCCGACAACATCAACATCGAAGACGAACTGGAAGCCTCCACCACAAACGCACTGGCACTGCCAGAAGCCGCAGAGAACACCGGCGACGAGGACATGGAACAGCGCGAAGAGGAACTCGATTCTTAACTGCTAACCTATAAGTGTCCAAGTAACACATAACTGTGCCTGAAGAACAGCAAGCACCAGTAACTCCTGTGGAGGCTGTTGCCCCTCAGCCTGTGGCTGAAAGCTCCGATCTGGCCACCCAACTCGAAGCACTTCGTGCGAAAAACCAAGAGTTGATTGCCGAGCGCCGCAAAGACCGCGAAAACCGCGAAAACCTCCAGAAACAGCTAGACGAACTACGTGTAGCCCAAGAATCCGCCAAAACTGCCAAATTGGCCGAATCCGGCGAATTCAAAACTCTCTGGGAACAAGCACAAGAGACCGTCGCCGAGCTTAAACAACAGCTCGCCGCAAAAGAATCCGAAGTCGAACAAATCCGCCAAGGATTCACACAAGAACAAGTGAAGTCAGCCGCTATTGCACAACTTTCTCAAGCTGGTGCACTGGCACCTGATCAGCTGTATCGTTTACTTCAGGAGAACCTACGCGCTAAAGAAGGTCAGCCTGTGGCTGTCGTCGGCGGCGTGGAAGTTCCAGTTGGTGAGTACATCGCCAACTTAAAAAACCCCGGCAGCGGTTACGAGCACCACTTTGCAGCTACGAACCGTGCCGGAATGGGTGTTACGGGTAGTGCCCGCAATACAGCCCTCCCCGGCCAAGCCAACCCCTGGTCTAAGGACAGCTGGAACGTCACTCAGCAAATGATGATGCTTGCCAGCGACCCCGACAAAGCCCGGTTGTTGAAAGCCGAAGCCGGCCTCTAGCCCCTGTGGGGCAACCTCCCCAACCTTGACTCCACTGGAGCTACCCAATGTCTGCTTCTAACAGCAATTTCGGGGGAACTTTTCTCTCGAACCTTGTAACTCGTCCCGAGTTTCTTCAGTACACCGCTGAAGGCATCTTCGAGCAATCGAAGTGGGTCCAAAGCGGCATCATCCAGCGCAACGCTGCCCTTGATGCCCGTGCTGGCGGCACCCGCGTGCGCGTGCCTTTCTTCGACCCCATCGCCCCCACCGAAACCCAGATCCTCTCCACCTCCAGCTGGAACGGTGGCCTGGGTTATCTGACCGCCCAGAACGTCACTGCCGACGAGCAGATCATGACGATTCTGCACCGTGGTTTCGCCTACGCAGCAGACGACCTGAGCAAGCTGGGTTCTGGGGCGGACCCTTTGAGCCACGTCCGCAACCAGCTGACCGCCGCCATCAACAAGCTGAAGACCGCCACCCTGGCAGCCCAACTGCTGGGCCTGTTTGGCGGAATCAGCGGTGCTGGCGTGCTTGGCCCCAACCAAACCAACAAGACGTTTGCTGGTGTCCCCGGTTCGATGACCGAGGCCAACTTCATCAACGTCGCCAACGTGGTGGCCGCCAAGGCAGTTCTGGGTGAGCGGGGCGACAACCTCGACTCCATCGCAATGCACTCCAACGTTGCGTACTACCTCCAACAGATCGGGATGCTGACCTTCAGCACCTCCGCACTGTCCACAGGTGGTGCCGTTGTGTGGGGCGGCGGCGGTGTGGGCGTGACCCAAACCGAAGTGGCGACCTTCGCTGGTCTCCGCGTGGTGATCGACGACCAGCTCGTCGCACTGACCGGTGGCACCTCGACCCACGCCAAGAAGTACCCCGTGTACCTCTTCCAGAGCGGCGTCGTTTCCGAGGGCATCCAACAGGATCTCCGCCTTGGTGCAGACCGCAACATCCTGTCGATGCAGGACATCCTGGCCGTCGACTACCACTACGGCTACCACGTGACCGGCACCAAGTGGAACGTGGCTGGCGACAACCCGACCAACGCTGCCACCACCGGCAACTTGGCCGACACCGCCTCCTGGAGCCTGGTGTACAGCACCACCAAGCAAGTGCCCATCGCTCGCCTGCTGGTGAACACCCCGTTCGACACCTCCGCCTACGCTTGATTCGAAGCGGAAACCAAGAAGCCCCCGAAAGGGGGCTTTTCTTTTGGCTAATCAGCCCTCAAGCTGCCCTACACGCACCCGCTCCTGGTACTCAAAAATCTCCGGAGCCCGGCCCACCAACTTGTAGGAATGACTCAACAGCTCACGAAACACATGCGGACTAACGGCCAGCTCCTGCTGGATCGTCTCGGCATCCTTACCAGCGGCAAACATTTCGCGGATTGCCACTGCAACGGGCTCCAGTGAGCGAACGGTGTCACCAGGCAACGCGGACGGTGCGGATTTCTCCTTTACTTCTAGGCTGTCAGCAGCTTTGCGAGCAGGCATGAGTACAGTGCGTCTCTTCGTACTACAGGATAACTGTCGCAGCTTTGTTGACGTCCAGTACGGCCAACACCTAGAAGCCCAAGC